TTGTAGAGACTAGAAGTACTTCAGATGCAATAGATCCTAGATTTGCAACCATTCCACGACCTGGTTCGATCATCAGATATTTCAGTCCAGCAAACCGATCATAGATTTCTTTGTTTAGTGTTTCACAATATTCTACCGAATCTGTTATGTCAACCCCATAATAACTAGGGAAACCACCACCTGCATTTAATAGCCAAAGATCAAAGCCTTGTTCCTTGCTGTAATTCCAGATACTTTCAACAAAATCCAAAGTATCAAGCCACATATGAGGATGTCTAGTTTGACTTCCAACATGAAAACTTAAACCAGCAACTTCTAGACCAGCATCTCTTGCAGCTTCCATAACTTGAGGAACCATACTTGAACTGCAACCAAACTTGCGACTTAGAGGCCATTCTGCTTCAGTACTTCTGACAAGAACTCTGACAAAGACTTGAGAACCAGGTGCGTGTTCAGCAACCTTTTCTACTTCTTCTATAGAATCAACTGCGAATAGTTTGATACCTTTTGAATATGCATATTTAATGTCTTGAGGTCTTTTAACTGTATTACCGAAACTGATATTGGATGGAGATGCACCTGCTGTTAGGCACATGTCTATTTCACCTGCAGATGCTGCATCAAATTTTGAACCAAGACTATGCAATTTAGAAAGGATTTCTGGATGAGGATTTGCTTTCACTGCATAATGTACATGACACGAAGGCATTCCAGCTTTAAAACCGTTGTAATTAGTTTCTAAATTTTCAAGTGACATAATTAAAGTAGGACGATCAAAGTTATTATTTTTTATATAATCGTGTACTAAATTTTCCATCCAGTATTGGATTCCTTTCTTGATTAAATTAATGTGATAAATTTTTTAGCAGAGAGTTGACACATTGAAAAGACCTTTGATGAACTTACCAGTAGCTTTGGCCTCTTTGTAGAGAGCAGCTTTGGCGCCGCCTTTGCCATATTTTGGAAGTTGCGAGAATGGAAGTTGAACATCGACATGTCGCCCATTCAGGAGACCATGACAATAGGAAACATCCCATGCAGGAAACCCAGGATCTGAAAGAAGGCGGAGACGAGTGATTTCAAGACCAGGTTCGGTCCAATCAACTGTATCAACTCCGCCTTTTTGTTCATGTCGAGTATTATGATATGCAATACCGTTTACAAGTCCATTGACTTCGCCGACGGCAGGGCGTTCAGTAGTAGCAAAAGCAGTCATTTCAGTTCCTCATTCGGTTATAGTATTAATATAAACTGATTCGGGGTATTTGTCAACTGAAAGTTTAACGGGCGCTCTTGGCGCCCGTGTTATTATTCTGCAAATGCGGTTAGTTGCCACTGCATTTTTTCATGGAATTGGATTTGTGTCTCTAGTGTAGCAGAGATACCAATTTCATTCATAGAATCTGCCATGGCATGTGCTGATCTTAATTCATCCAATACAAGGCCATTATCAGATGCAAGTCTTACAAACATAAATCTTGGACTTGGGATTGCAATTTCATCTGAAATTATTGTAAGTTCAGAAAATCTTTTCAAAGAACCTGGTGCAAATGAACTCATTGTACGGATCAATTCTGCATAAACATCAACTGAATCGTGAACTGATTCATAATAACCAGCAAAGAAAGCATGATATTCACTAAAATTTGGTCCAGTGACATTCCAGTGATAATTATGTGCTTTAAGATAGAGTGAAAATGATGATGCAAGTATCATTTTTAGCTTTTCAACTAATTCAGTTTTATCCATTGTAGTCTCCATTATGAGGGTGATTGTTATGGGCTATTTATAATTAGATGGTTTCCCTGGAAGGAATCGAGCCTTCTCCTCCGTCGAGTCAGGACGGTGCACTGCCATTATACTACAGGGAAAAATAGACTAGTTTTGTTGTGTGTCTTGACGGGCCGCTTACTGGCGATCCACAATGAATGTGTTTTGGGTATTCCAGGGTTTCAGAATTTCGGCCTATAGTACAAACCCTTTTTATATAAATATAATTGTAGCTCGCGGATTTCTTGGCGGTCATCCCAACTACACTAGAAACATAAGGAGTTCCAGCATGATATATTTATACGTCAAAACACACAACAAAACTGGTCTAAAATATTTAGGCAAAACAATCAATGAAGATCCATACAAATATACGGGATCAGGTAAATATTGGTTGAGACATCTTAAAAAGTATGGTACTGATTACACTACGCAAATACTTCTAGTAACTGAAGATAAAGATGAGCTAAAACAAACTGGATTATTTTTTAGTAAAATTTGGAATATTGTTAAATCTAAAGAGTGGGCAAATTTAATGCCAGAATCTGGCAATGGCGGAAAACAAGAAAAACTTTTAAACGAAGGTAAACATAATTTTCAAAATTCTGAAGTTCAAAGAAAAATTCAATTAAATAGAGTTAAAAAAGGAACTCATAATTTACAATCTAAAAATAGAAATTCTACTAGAATAAGTAGAAAGGGTATTCCCCATCCTGTTACACTTCAGAGAAACCTTACCGATGATAATCCGTTTCGAGGTAACATTCCATGTATTGATAAAAATGGTAATTCAATAATGATTGAAAAAAGCTTTTATTATGCACAAAATGGAAATAAAGAAGATTGGAATTATGTTCATACAAAATCTAAAGAAGCAAAGAAAAGAAAATTATTAACTGCTACTACAAACCTTTTTTCGCTTTAATCTTTTGTGATAGTTCAACAATAAATAAACCCACGGGGTGCTTCATTGCTTCCTGCAGTTCAAAATACATCTTTGGACTCATACAGATAATTTCATATTTTTCTCTATCATCATCCCATTGTCTAATAAAAACTTGGTCGTCTGTTATCATAACCTGGACATCTTCATAATCGGCACCTTCGTCCATTATGGTTGTCACAGTTTCATCAAAGTCAAATTCGTTTGTAAACATCGAATATCTCCAAAGTTTGGCGGGGGCGGGGGAGTACGATTCCCATACCAGTATAAGTGGCACGATCCGCTTAGCAGGCGGTCCTAGAGCCCCTCTAGTTCTCACCCCCCAAATTAACCTTCAGATATATTTATCCTTTTACCAGGCAGCTCGATCTTTTCTTGTATATCCGCGGTCAAAAAACCACGCATCTTTTACTAAACTTTTAACCGCTGAAGCTGCTTCATCATATGTCTTATATGTGCCATATGGTTTACCAGCATAGATAATTTGAAACTTTTCAACAGTTGGTGCAAGAGTGCTGTAATACGACGTAATTTTGTAGTCGGATGCTTTACCCAATGTATTTCCTTTAGGTTATATTGTTTATCACTTATTTAGTATATACTACCACGTGGATATGTCAACATAAAAGTTTGAGGCAGGTGCGGTATCTCCACAAAGTGTGGTGCCCATGCTCCTTTTGCAGATTGGCCGATCTGCTCTGAACCTATGCCTACGGGTACCAATCCGGCGTATTCAGACTTTACTTACCTCAAATTTGGTGCTAGTGGTGAGAATTGAACTCACGACCTACTGTTTACGAGACAGTTGCACTACCTCTATGCTACACTAGCAAAAACTATAAATGGGCAGTTTTACTTCATGCCCAGGAATCTCGCTCCGACCACTTACTGATTTAAGAGCAGTAAGACTCTTTAGTCTACATCAACCCAAGCAGTGATATGCTTTAGATCGAGATTAGGGTTAGAGTATTTCTTTACAAGTGTGAGAACTCGAGGAAGTATGTTTTGGTAAAACAAATTTTCACGATCATATTTTCTCTTCTGTTCTACATTCTTGTATGCTTTACCAGCGATGTAAGCTCGGGCAAGAAATGTTGCTCTATTCTCATTACGTACGTTCCATCGACGGTGTTCGTTTAGAGAGAACCATTGGCTTCGTTCAGCTTCTTGGTCTTGCTCATTCTGCTTTTTCCATTCAATTTGTCGCTTGAGTTTGTTCTCTTCGTGACGAATGATACGTGCTTCAACACTGAGGTGCTTTGATTTTACTTTTAGTTCAATAGACATTATGTTCTCCTAACATTGATTTGATTTGTAACATTGGTAGTGTTAATATTCAAACTACTGTTAGGGAGGTGCCCAATCTTCAATGATCGCATTATGATCACCGTCAATTTTCAGAATACACTTTTTAACCTTGATAGCACCTTTGGTACTTGGGTTATCAGGTGATTCCTTTGTGCTCCAGGACTTGTTACAGTCAACATGATTGACATAGTAGGTTTGTCCTTTTGCTTTTAGCACCCACATCGGTATGCTAGAATCTTCGAGGTGTTTCTTGTTGAAGTGGAAAACCACATCATCACACCTCAGTTCAACCTATAAAGACATTGTATTACCCTTTCGTTTAGTGTTAAGTTTCGGGTATGTGAACACTCCCCGCTCGCGTTTCAGCACTTAATATCAGAGACTCTCTGAGAGCTAATATTAAGTTGGCCGTCACATTCAGCACTGAAATTTATGGTGACCCCAGTGGGACTCGAACCCACGACATTTGCTTTTAGAGAGCATGCTCTAACCATCTGAGCTACGGGATCATTAACAGTTTGTGTGTCTACTTTTTTGGACAGAAAATCGAAAACTGTTGTGATCTTGTTGCCGAAGCTTACGACCTATGCTATGATTTTAATTGATTGCTGTACACAAACTTGAAATTTTGTTTTGGTGCTGATGATGAGGATCGAACTCATGACCTCTTCATTACCAATGAAGTGCACTACCGCTGTGCTACATCAGCATTATTGTTTACTTCAAACGAAGCAACCATTTAACAATATGTGTTACACCAAGATCCATATTAGGTTGAGGTGCAAGACGACCCGCCTTTGGAGTATCAATGTAACGCTGAATTGGATTAGTCATGATTATGTCTTTCAATTATTTATTACCACTTGAACTTCGGGTTGTTTGTGAATGTAGTTGTAGTACTATTGATTTGTGAATCAATCTTGAAGTTTGTACTACCAGTAATATTAAAACTTCGGTTGAAATTGGTCACACCGTTGTTATATGAAAATGTTTGTAAAAAATTTCCACGACTTGAAGAAGGAGTATCAGACCTAAGTTGAATTGTAACCTTTGATCCAATGTTTGATGCAAATTGTGAAACACTATTTGAAGTGCTAAATGATGTCTGTGCAGGTGCTTGCATTGGAAATAGTGTGACTGCAAGCACCAAAAATACTTTTTTCATTTCATTTACTCGGCACTGTCGCAAGTTGCATCCAGAGAGGCATCAACTGCGGAAGGAACGTGGTCAAAATACAGATAGAAAGAGTCGATAGAACCATTGAAGGGACTAGAAGAGTTTTCTCGTGCATGGAGACAAAAACTGCTGGAACTTTAAAAGCAACTGCGAGATTTTTCATTTGGTTTCCTTTGTTTGTGTTTATATTATTAATATATACCAAAATTGTGAAATGTCAACCGATTCTTTTCAGATATTCGTATGTTTCTTCGTATGTTTTAAACAATTTAGTTCCATGTTTACTTACCACTCTCACAGAAGAACCGAAACATTGGACTAGACCGAAACCTGGGTAACGGCCATTACCAAGAAACCTCGTGTTCCATCTTGTTCTTCTAGGAACAGGATCATGGTAATTATGATCTATTTTTAGTATTTCAGCACAGTTCTCGTAGAACTCACGCTTTTCATCTAGTGTTTTCACTTTTTACTTTCAATTTATTTTGCTTGATGAAGGTTGCAATGTCACTCGGGCGGACGCGAACTTCGCGGTCCGATATTACGTATCCAACCTCGTTGTTTTGATATGCACCAACACCTCTGATCTTCGTGTGAGTTTTTCCAATGGAATACTCGAACACATTGCCGTCTACTTCAAGTTTACGGTAACTCATTTTTAATTCTCCTTGCGGGTTGCTAGCATTATTGCTATGGGGTTTCTGGTGGGATTCGAACCCACGTCCCGCAGAGCCAGTTCTTTTTCGGTGTATCTTACCATCATAGCTGGGGTGCCCTTCTACCGCTGAATTACAGAAACATGTATTTGGTGGTGCCCCTACCCGGACTCGAACCGGGACTCCTTTCGGAAACAAATTTTGAGTCTGCCGCGACTGCCAATTTCACCATAGGGGCATTAGTCAGGATGGTTTTTGAGCGTTTACAAATTAAATGTTTGTTGCTTTCTTTTTTGCTGAACCCATCCTTGGGTCTTTACAGGATCAATTGTGGAATTGAACCACTTATTCAAATTTTGAAGATTTGTTTTTATCCAGATTGTTTACTGAACTGATCCTTTTATTTAATATGAACCAATACCTCTTTTGACTTTGCCCACAATATTTTCAAAATGTCAACAATTCTTTTACTTATGCTTCTGGATCTTCATCAAGTTTTTTACAAAACCCTTCAGCATAAATTTGTTCAGGGAAACCAAGCACGAAGAATGTTGTCTCATTTAATGAACCTTCTGTCACTTCCAAAACCATCTGTCTAGCTCGAATACCACAATTTTCTTCTGTTTTATATGGACCCCATGTATCATTTGAAAAAAAACACATGTCTTCGTATATTTGAAATGTAGTACTTGCAGCACAGATAATCACAAAAGCTTGAAACATTAAACTATCTTTCATGTTGGATAGAATTATTTATATTTGGTCGGTCTCTCCCTGGTGTCACACCTTTGCAGAGCGGTCTCTACAACCGTAAAGGATGCTTCGATGTTTGCAGAGCCTTTGGATTTTGGTACTCGCGATAGGACTCGAACCTACATCTTACCTCCAGTTAGCTTTGGCACCGTTCGTAGCGGTGGGGCGTACGCGAGCATTATAAGCAGGATCATTTGTTTTTCAAACCAAAATTGAAATTTTCGCTTGTTTGCGGAACTGATCCTTTTAGAATTATTTATATCGGTTTGTCGCAGACACCGTAAAACTGCTTCCGATTGACTAGACGCAGAGCATCACCTCTGTAGGACCGGTGTCCCGAAACCGCCATTGTACAATCTTCTAAATTTGGTCCTAGGTAGAGGATTCGAACCTCATCTTCCTCAGTCACAGTGAGGAGTGCAACCATTACACCTTACCTAGGATAAAAATATTACTCTTTGCTATTAACAGCAGAAGCAACTCGTGTTGCAATTTCAATCTGCTTCTCTTCTGTTTTACCAAGAATTAGTAGTAAAATTGTAGATAGCAGTCCAAAAATTGCACCACCTACAGCCCATCCAATTGCATTACGGCCACGTTCGGTAGCAAGATAGTGATTCAACCATGCCATAAGAGCAGCTGTAATTAGAATTACTAAAAGTTCCATATATTTTCTTTCTATTCATGATCATATAAATTTGGCTGGGGGAGGAGGGCTCGAACCTCCGACATCCTGATTCAAAGTCAGGCGCTCTACCACTGAACTATCCCCCAACGAATTGGTACTCGGTTATATTATTAGTATAAACCGATTCTATAGAAATGTCAATCGTTAATCCAATTCTTCATCCAACCTTTACCTTCAGGTCGTTCTACAACGGCAAACACCGAGTCTTTATGAACTGACCAATTGGTACCTGGTGTGTATGAACCTTTTTCTTCAACACCTTTAAAAGACATTTTATTCACCTTTGTCACTTTAACCCAAGCACCGTGACCACCACGATTGCGGCATGGAACAAATACTTCGGTTCCTACAGTAATATCAAATTCTTTACCGTAGATTGAAGTGACTTTCATCGTGTTTCCTTTTCATTCCGTATATTATTAGTATAAACTGATTCTATACGAATGTCAACAGAAAATGTTTGTCTGTCACTCTCCAGACTGCCACCCATAAAATAATATTGCATCACAGTTTCAGGGTCACGATGCAAGGGTATCGTCTCTCTTTAAGAGACTCTAATATCAGGATCATTTATTTGCCGGTTGCCTTTACCATTTGGCCACAAAGATCTTGTGTGATCTAAGGTAGGACTTGAACCTACAATCTACTGGTTGTTAAAATTGCTGTATTGATCCTTAAACTTGGAGCGGACGATGAGATTCGAACTCACGACCTGATGCTTGGCAAGCATCTGCTCTACCACTGAGCTACGTCCGCAATATAAAATACAATGGAATAATGAGTGAGGTAGCGAACCATCATCTTGTTAATTTCCGTATCTAGACTTCTAAAACTCAGATACAACCATTGTAATCTTGGTCCGTGTGGAGAGATTCGAACTCCCGACCCTCTGGTCCCAAACCAGATGCGCTACCAGGCTGCGCTACACACGGATAAACTTTATAATTGAAAGAACGCTATAGGGTAATTAATCCTATTCGAGGACGCTGTTTGCAACCAACGTTTGATCCTAACTTTTGTGTTACAGATTCGAACTGTCCCTGCCAGCAAAGGCCGTGCATCCATTTACACCTTACGCTACTTGTCTGTTCCTTCAATAATAAAGTCTGTAATTTATTATGTTTATTTTTCTAAATTGTCAAAGAGCGGTTATTAAGTTTACCATATACTGATTCTGTGTGTTTGTCAACCGAAAAGTTGTTCGGTAATCACGTTAATTTCCTTCGAAGATTGCTTACGAGCTTTACCTTCAAGAGAAGCATCATAGTCTTTGTAAGCAACTTCAACCTTATAACCAAGTTCATCACCTGATTGTTCACCGATAAACATCATTTCATAAAGACATTTGACGGTGACTTTCAGACTTTCTTTAGAACCATCATGAGACATTTCCATGATATTGGCGACCGATCTACGACCGTCTTCATCAGACTCAATCCAAAGTACACGGATTGCAGTATCGGAAGCTTTTTCGAAGATGTATTGGTTCATGTTCGGTTCCTTTCCTTATATAATCAATATATACTGATTCTGTAAGGATGTCAACCATTATTTTTCTGGATCAACTTTTTGCGTAACCTGCTCTACTACCTGAGCTACTCTCCCATCAAAGATACTGCACGCTAGTTTATACCCAATTGTCTCGCCATATAAGCCTATTAATATCTTATACAAGAAAGGTTGTCATAAACTAACAGTATCCGTGGTGGGAGAGGAAGGATTTGAACCTCCGACACGGCCCATTTCAAGGATGCTAATTTGTTGCTGTAATGATCCATTTTGTATTTGTCAAGCCAGAGCGTCACCAGTGTCGTGGATAGAATGTCTATAGTCACCTATATAAACTCAATCCATGATACCTGGCTATCATCTGGCTGTCAGGAATTGGAGCGGGTAGCCGGAATCGAACCGGTCTCCTGCAGATTGGAAATCTGATTGGTTGCCATAACCTTACCCGCATTGATTGGTCAGTGTGACAAGGATTGAACTTGCGACTTCTAGTTTCCAAAACTAGCACTCTACCACTGAGCTACACACTGATATTCGTACTCCGAGGGTCTGAATCTCGGGAGCCGAGGAAGAGAGGGATAACCTTCAAAGCCAATACAGACAATAGGCTCGGGTCAGTGCGCTTTTCTTCCTAATAATTGGTGCCCAGAGAGGGATTTGAACCCTCACGCAATTAAGCGCCACCTACTCAAGATGGTGTGTCTACCGTTTCACCACCTGGGCATTTAAATTATGCGCGGCGATGGCCATAGACCACGCATACAAATAATGTAGTGCAGTCCGTCCATCGGTGCTTGTAGTTTGGGAAGAGCAAAATTGTGGCCGACGGTGCCACCATAAGTATTCCCAACTAAAGCATAAATTGCTTGTTCTTCATTTACATTTAAAAGTCTACCATCACATGGTAGATAACCTTCTGGTGCATAATTAAATGCTACAAGTTTAACAGTACCTAATAGTTCTTCGTCCATATTTTTTCCTTCATATCAAAGTATAATGGTAGTCCGTAAAGGGATCAAACCTTTGACCTTCTCCGTGTAAAGGAGTTGCTCTATCGCTGAGCTAACGGACCGTTATTTTGGTGCGCCTGGAGGGACTTGAACCCCCACGCCCGAAGGCACTGCATTCTAAGTGCAGCGTGGCTGCCATTACACCACAAGCGCATAAACTTTGGCTGCCCCTCGTGGACTCGAACCACGGTTTCCTGATTCAGAGTCAGGCGTCCTACCGGCATAGACGAAGGGGCAAAAATTTCAGCCGGAAATTCTTTAGTCAGGCGCCGGATCGCCTCGTTAATGGTGTCAATCAAGGAATTGAACCTTGTCATAGCGTGACATGACGCCTGTGATATCTGTGCTGTTAGCAAACCTGCATTGACATGTTTATTGGTGGACCATGACGGTAACGATCCGTCTCTTCCGCATTGCAAGTGCGGTGTGCTACCCTCTATCACTAATGGCCCATAAATTCTGCTGGTTCTCACGTTGTCGAACCGAATGCTGTCTAGAATTTCGACCCGTGCTGGATTTACAGCATCTAAGGTATCTAGATCAAACTCAAATTGGACAAGGAGCGGGAAGTTGAACCCACCAGCACGAACCGATATTACCAGTATCATTATCATGCATGCCTGACGCCACCTTTCTTGCAAACTCTGGTAAAGTCTGCGGTACTTGGATCATCACCCCGTTGGTGCCTACGTTTGCCTCGACCAAATGGGAAGCGAGCATAGGACTTAGTTGATATAGACTGGGCTGGTTTGCCGACTTGACCTATCTCTAGGGTCACACTCATAAGGGGTGACTATATCCAGTCTATTTTGGTGGATCTTATCAGTCTCGAACTGATTACCACGGACTTCCGCCCAGTGCTTTACCCATCTTAAGCTAAAGACCCAATGTTTGGTTGCGGGAGAAGGATTTGAACCTTCGACCTCTTGGTTATGAGCCAAGCGAGCTACCGGACTGCTCTATCCCGCAAAAATCTATTTGTTACCTAGTCCTTTCGATTGACAGCCGCTAAACCAATCAATCTGGGTTCTGTCCGATTTTGACTCAAGTTGAAAGTTGCCATGGCAACCGCTCTCTATTGTCCCAGTAACACGTCCACCCAAAGTCCATTGATTGGCGCACCTGACGGGACTCGAACCCGCCTTCACGGTTAGACAGACCGCGGCCTTCCCTGACGGCAACAGGTGCATTGTATTTTGGCTCCTCAGACAGGATTCGAACCTATATTGAACAGATTAACAATCTGGAGCCTTACCTATCGGCCACTGAGGAACAATTCTTTTATATTTTCTTTATAAACCCATTCACCTTTTGCAATGTTAATTTTATAATGAGTTAGATAATATCTTTCTTCTTCTCTTGCATTTTCAACAACACGGTAATGTTCAACTTTATATCTTTTCATCGGATCATATGTTTGATAAGATCTTAAACGATTTACGAGATTTTTGGTCATACCAATTTTAATAAAACCATCAAAAGCAGGATTACTAATTAAATAAACAATTCCACTTTTTGTTTTTGTCTTTGATTTATTAGTTTTTACTTCTTCTATTTCTTCTCTTTGTAAATTTAATTTCAACAAAGATAAACCAGCTAATTTTAAAGCATAATTTTTATTAGAATTTGTTTTTGTATCACCATTGCCAGAATATTTTGAATATAAAGATACATAGTCTTCTTTCATACTATGGGTAATATCAAATATACCATTCGGTGGCAATGCATCTGTTTCAATCATCTCATAAAAAATAAAACTATCAAACTTCACAATATACTTTCTATATTTGGCAGGGGCCGCGAGAGTCGAACTCGCTTCTCAAGGTTTTGGAGGCCCGCGGATTACCGGTTTCCCTGACCCCTGCATTTAATTTTGGCTCCCAGTGACGGGCTCGAACCGCCGACCCAAGGATTAACAATCCTTTGCTCTACCAACTGAGCTAACTGGGAACATTATCTCTGTTTTCAGCTAAGGGTCACCAAGGAATTGAACCTTGCGTTCACTTTGTCGGAAGCTGCCGAAATCGCCGACACGATTAGGGCACTCACGGACCATCATGACCCTCATGTGAAAACAGAGAGTATTCAATCTGGTCTTATCGGTTTGTCCGAGCCAGATAATCTCTGTTTTGTTTTTGTAAATCACGGTTTACAGTTTCATCAACTAACGTGATCAGATTTCTAAATTGTCAAAGAGCAAGATTAACATTCATCAACAAGACACTCATCACCCAGATTAGCATAGTCAAAGTCTGGGATATATTCCACTTCGATCCAACCTTTTTGGCGAAGCGAGAGCGCCTCATACCAATAGCAAGTAACTTTTTCCTTAGTAATTACATTTTGCATTACGTAGGTTTCCATATTATTTCCTTTGGTTGGTTATAAGTTTAGTATAAACTGATTCTTACAGATTGTCAACCAATTTTCCGCGGATATTTTCAAGACCTTTATCTTTGATAACGGTCAACAGTTCCATGCAAGCATTGGATTTTTCAATCTCACCTGCAAGGAGAAAATCAGCAGCATTACGAGCAAGACGTTCAATCAGTTTGGTCATTGTCATGTTTCGGTTTCCTTTGTGTTACCTTATATATTTAAACTATACCGATTCCATACGATTGTCAACCACTTTGTTGCGTCTTTGCTTCTTTTGTTTTTCAAGAAGTTTCTTGGCACGGATACGAGCCAAAGCATCTTCTTCGTCTTTTTGGAGATGCGCTGTTTTTGCAAACCTTGATACTTGACGGCGAAGTCGAGCAGCAATAGATCGTTTCCAGCGGGTTGCACGTGAAGGTTTTTCGAGTTTGATGTCGACATCTTCTTCTACAGTATCCATGGTATATTCTCCATTTTAAATTATGATGGCAGATGGTGGAGGTATCGAACCCCTGACGGGTATCAGCCGTCACGCTAGTTTTCAAGACTAGTCGAAGCACCTGCTTCCGCACCATCCATAATTTGGTACCCCCTGCCGGACTCGAACCGGCACGCCATAACAGCTAGAGATTTTAAGTCTCTTGTGTCTACCATTCCACCAAGGAGGCATTATTTAATCAGGATCAACTTTTTGCTACGCGTTTTACTACTAAACTAACCCCTGTCAGTGTATGGTCAGGGGTGTAGGAATTGCACCTACGACTCGATCTCCGAATGATATGCATATTTGTTGCTGAAATGATCCTTTAATTTTATTTTTGTATTAGATAGTGTGTGTCATATGTAAATGCTACAACTTCATTATTTTTGGTATCTAGAATTGAAAACCCCAAATCCTTGAAGTATTTAAATAATTTGTCACGTTTAACTTGGTCACTTTTTATGTCAGATACTTGATGTGTTTCTAAGACAATTGTAGGATAATCTCTAGTAAGAATTTCTTGTCCATGGTAAAATATTTCATATTCACCACCTTCAATATCACATTTAATAAAATCAACTTTGATATCTTTACAAAATGTATCAAGTGTTATTGATTGTACTTGTATAGTATTGTTTACTGAATGTCCCCATTTCTTGAGTTTTGCCAAACCTTCCATAATAGTGTGACCACCATCATTTGCAGAACAAACAAAAAGATCAATAACACCATCTGATGTTCCAATTACTTTTTGTTCTATTTGAACATTTTGTTCAGTAACTTTAGCTTTAATCTTTGTTACATTGTCTGGGTGTGGTTCAAATGAATAAACTTTCCCAAATTTTGATGCAAGTAATTTTGAGTAAATTCCATGATTTGCTCCTATATCTAGTGCAATTCCATTTTCATTTACTTCTAAATTTGCTATTACGGTTGCAACCCAATCTTCATTTCTAGACATAAATTGCCCTCTTAAAATACTATAATTAACACCATCTTACTTCTCTGACCTTGGCTCGGGCTGCCTTGGATCAGTTCATCGCAGTATTCCGCTAAGAACCTATCAACCTCATCCCTCTTTTACTCTTGGTGATAGGCGATGGTGTGTATTTGGAGCGGGTAGCCGGCATCGAACCGGTCCTCTCTAGCTTGGAAGGCTAGGGCACATCCTCTATACCATACCCGCAATGTTTTTGGCTCTGCTCAGGCTATGTTGAGCGACTTAGTTGCTTCTTCGATCAGGCCGAAGCAATACCGATAAGTTTATTAGACCTCATAATTGAAGAAATATTGTTGGTTAGCTACTCCAAACTAGGGAACTGTTTCGAACCAGTGATCCCAGCTTTTCATGGTAAGGATTCGAACCTTGTCTCCCGCTTCACGCGGGCGTGCTATCCGGGTTGCACCATTCCACTACTTTACCTATTTCCTCAATGATGAGGTCTAAAAATTTGGTGGTCCCTGTAGGATTCGAACCTACGACATTCCGCTTAGAAGGCGGATGCTCTATCCAACTGAGCTAAGGAACCAATGTGTTTGGCTCTACCCATCCGCTCTTGGGCGATTTAACTGGTGGTGATTTGATTAACACCAGTACCGATATGTTTGGTAGGGGATGACGGACTCGAACCGCCAACCGTCTTCTTATGAGGAAGCTGAACTAACCAATTGTTCTAATCCCCCAAACTCTGTTTTGAGCGATATACATTGCCACGATGTTCTCTGCTGTGTTTCAAGCAACACTGTCATGTCTACCCGCTTACATCTTTCGACTGGTGCACGCCATGTATATCTGTCAAAACAGAATTTAATCTGTTTTAGTTCTAAATTGTCAAAGAGCGGTTTGTCATTCAGGGTTTACAGTTTCATCAACTAACCTGATTTATAAGTTTATATTATACTGATTCTGTGGTTTTGTCAACCGTTTTATGCAAAACCACCAGATTTCAAGCGAGAATAAACAGTCCCATCTTCAACACGAATGAAGAAACCATCATCTTCAATGATCTTCTGACCTTTGTAGAAGCTGCCGACGAGATTTTGTTTCATTTGGTTTCCTTTACCTTATATAATCAATATATACTGATTCTATAGTAATGTCAACCATTATTTTGGCGGAGTCGGGGGAGCACGATTCCCATGGTATTTCTACCACGTTCTGCTTTCCAAGCAGACCTGCCAACCTTGACAGCTCTCAACTCCATAATTTTGGTGCCCCAGGACAGGATTTGAACCGTCGACCTATCGCTTACAAGGCGATTGCTCTACCACTGAGCTACAAGGGCATTATTTCTGTTTTCAGCTGCTCTTTTTGGATTCGAACCAGTCCAACCAACTAAATGGGCGAGGTTAACCGTACTACATTACGGACTAAAGAGCATGTGAAAACAGAATTTTCAGTATTCCGAAGAATACCTCTAACAAAGGAACATTCAGACACATTCGTCAGTTTGTTCTTCTGTTTTTCAGATCTATTATCGAGTTTCCTCTAAGACCACAAGGAGTAATTAGTTTCAAAGAGCGGTTTGATTTCCTTTATAAGTCAGTTATAAACCGATTCTCTTATATTGTCAACCAAAATAAAAAGGCCCAGGGTTTTATTCCTGGGCCTTTTTGAGATAGAATTTTTATCGAATTTCTATGTCAAAACAGCCCACTTCCTCTGCCTATGAGCACTTGGCGACCAGGATTATTATCCTGTGTCCATTGCGCTGATAATGAGGAGACGTGTAGGGAAGTCATGATACTCTCGGTTGGTTAAATTGTAATTTTATTTATAACACGCTTTCGTTGACTTCGTAAAAAAGATCAAACTTTTTCAACTTTTTCAAAATAAAATTTCTTTAGAAGCCATTTTACTTTCATTGGCACCACGAACCATTCTTCATACTTTGCCTGTTTCCAAGGCACGGTAGAAACAATCCAAGACGGACCATCGAAGTACAGAATAGTATGCATATCTGCAAGTCCTTTTACTTGTTGTTTTAGTGTATTCCAACGAATACTTTTTGTAGTCCACAACAGTCTGGCATATTCTTGAACTGAAGGGTGCATGAACTCGTAGTAAAAATCTTTTGCTTTCTGATTGTCGGCAGTGATATATTCATCGCCGATATCAATTGGTTCTGATTTGAACAATTGCCTTTCTACTCGCATTTGAGTAGGACCTACGATAAGTTTATATTTTGGTTTCATTTACCAAGTGTCCCAGCATATTTTACAACTAGTGGAATCGAGTCAGTATATGCCTCTTGTTCCCACCAACGGTCATCATATGGAGTATCCCAGCAGGTGTGAATCCAGTGGTTCAAGTTATCTTTCAGAAATTGTTTCACGTGGATCATTTCATGTGCAATGGTCGTGCACATACAACCGATATCTCGATCTTTTTCCTTGACGAATACAAGAAATTCATCTTCGGTTACATCAAGACAAAGACCAAGAGTTCCATCATTCATTTCATAGGGAACAATAGTAACTTTTGCGGGTCTAATATCAAGTTCAACACACAAAAACTGTGCAAACTTTTCAAAAAACTTAGGATAGCTAGTTTCTGCTTTGATAACGGTCATTGGGTCAAGGTATCCAGATTTTCTTGAATGAAGAACCAAATTTGACGGCGAGTTTGCAGTTGATCTTTGATATACTGCATGTAAATGGTGTTTCGGGTCTTGTTGATGTTTAGACCTTCGATCCCGACAGTCAACTTGCCGACAATATCAAAGATACGACCCTGAGTCGCATTCTTGATAATGAAATTCGTGATACCTTTGATTCCGGTGTTGCGGATACTTTTGCCGCGGAAACAACCGGTGACATCATAACCTTCAGCCTCGAGAGTTTCACGAAGTTCACGTGCAAGCCGAAGTGCAGGGTTCATATTCAGGTTTTCAACACGATCGGTTTCCGACCATTCAGAGATACCGGTATTCATCAAGCGAGTCACAAAGGCCGAACCGAACTGATATTCAGTAGAAGGGTTGTTTGCGGCACCTCGAACTGCATACTTTGCACTGTTATATGCACCGTTCAAGGTTGCAGAGTAGTTCCTCTGACCTTTGTTCGTGAACATATTGTTTACAGCAATGTGAGCAAGCTTCAGTCGCTTGTTGCGGTAGATGATGACTTGTTGCAGGTCAAGATTTGTCATTGGTTCCTCAGTGTTACCTTATAGAATCAGTATAAACAATTTAAACCTGTTTGTCAACACTAATTTTCAAGTTCTTCCGTTGTAATTTCAAAAATTCTATCGGCACGATATACGATCATACAGTTTTCATCCGATATATTTGTGTGAAAAATGACGTGCTGTGGTGCCCATGTGATCTTCCAAAATGGAACTGTCTCAATATATTGCTTTGCAAGAATTGTCGCAGTCGCATGATCATCTCGGGCAAGAGTGATATTTGCAAGTTTCATTTGGCATATTTCCTGTGATTTTTGATGTTCCATTTTTCAATCGTATATCCATTATCGGTTTCATCGGTGACAACATGAACTACGGAACCTTTGACTAGAGCTCGACGAGTTTCTTGACCAAAAGGTCCGACAAAGATCAAGTGAGGAAAATGTACATTTTTGCCACCATGTGCAGGAGTATGGAGTACATATTCAGGATTTTCAATATACTCGAATGTGTGACCACAATAACGCTCGACAAAGGAGCCAGAAATAGAAATAACACCGAGAGGCGCGTAAGCCATTGTTTTCTCCTCAGAGAGTTTCGAGACGGAAGTACCAAGTTTTCAGATTCTGTGAAAACCCGGAATCTGCTCGTTCACCGCAATGTCGATATGCTTTTGCAAGACGAAGACAAGCAAGTTCAGAACCAAATGCATATAGTGCACCACCTAGTGATTGAACATCGAGAGTTTCTTTAGTGTGATTCTCAAATTCAGTCTTTGCACGGTTTATGTTTATCATGCAGTTTCCTCTTCTTCTGCGTCAGTATTATCACCGTCAGGGAAATGAATTGCATACCAGTCATGCTCATCGTAGACATCATACTCGTAATCTTCGTTCATCTGGTTTCCTCTACCTTATAGAATCAGTATAAACTATTTAAAAGCATTTGTCAACAATATTTTTGTACCATTTACTCTCTTGAGGGTCTATTCCACTGGATAGTTCATGAATATATTGATGAACTGCTACATTCATATGTTTCTCAATAAGGTTTTCTATATTCAATACATGAGTTGTAAGTCTCATACTTGGGAGCAGTGGAAGTTTTTTGTAGGTAAATGGGTCTCTATAACCTAATTCCATTTACCTACCTTCATACTTTTCAAGGACGGACTTTAGTTCAGCAACAAGCCGTTCTACCGGAACATCGCGTTTGACAGCTTGATCCAGAGAACCATAGTGCTGTTCTAGACAAGTCATAAGAAGATCCTTGATAGCATCTTCGTCCGGCACATGCCGAAGGGTTGACTTGGTATAAAGTTCTTCAAGATGTTTCTCCTTAGCATCAAACCAGCTCCGGAGTTTCTCTTCACTCCAGTCACCACGACGAACTGCTTTCAGGACTTCAGCATTTCGTTCAATGTCAAGATCATGCTCCATCAAGATCTGTTCACCCTCAAGAGCAAGACGAATAACATGATAAGCAAACTTAAGATCCATGCCGTGTTTTTCGATGTCAGCTTGGCGCTTAGGATTGGAACTATTTGACTTCGTGCCGATCTTGTGCAATTGAGCATAAGCATATCCGCGGAACTTGTGATACGAATTCTTTGTCAAGAATAGTTTGCGGTTATCACGGACAATCTGAGCAACAGTAGAGCAATACAAAACACACCGTTGTGGAGTAAACAGAATGTCAACCATATTCGGATTATTTTCCATTGCAAGTTGAAAAAACTTCACGATTGAATAGATACTGAAGTCGTATTCTTGACGAGATTCATTATCCATGATGTGATGTTCCTGCCATAATTCAAATCGTTTGTGTTGTAAACCAAAACCAGGAATCTCACCACGAAGGTGCGGGAAGATGTCATCTTTTGGTGGCATACAAAAACCAACAACATCCATATCAGAAGTGTCTGAACTTACAGCATAGCTGACAGAACCGGTGATCACTTCATAGTGAATGTTTTGAGGTAGCCACCTTGGCGGACTGATAAGTCCCTTCTGTTTCATTAGTTGTACACGTGATGCCATTTTATATTCCTTTAGAGACTAAGTACGTAGATGATCATGCCGAAAGCAAAAGCAGTAGCTGCAATCAAAGCAATGTCAGAAAGATCAATCTTAAGCATATTAGGTTCCTTTCACCTTATAGAATCAGTATATACTATTAAGATCACAAAGTCAACTGTATTTTTATCAAAATATTTTGGCCGAGTTCATCATTTGCACCAAATAGTCGATCTGCAAGATATTTCAGTTCTTCCTCGGTAAAATCAAGTTTTGGTTTACTTGGTTTCATAGGATATATTTTTGACATAATTTTCTGTCGATCACCAAATGACGGAAAATGACTCATATACTTCGAGTATTCACGGGAGGCAGCAAAAGACAAATTGGGTTCTTCGGTAATTCCTGTTTCTATAGCACGCCGTCGACATTCATCTTGAATGCGATGTGTGTCTTTCCAATTCCACGGAAGACCCGGCCATATATCTCGATCACAAAGTCTTTTGTCGGTTGATTTAATTGATACCATAAAACACCTTCATCATCTTTTCTTCGAGTTCATATGCTTCAATTTCCCACGGGAGTTTGTCATAGTCATCTTTATAGACTACACCAAACCACTTGCGACCGTGATCTAGTCGACCATCCACGTATTGTTTGACATGCACTAGTTCATGAAACAGTGTCCGAATAATATCTTTCTGTGACAGTCTTTTTGCAATGGTGACTATAACTTCATCTTCATCATAATCACAGAAACCATACTGGTGTTTTTCAAGTCTCTCGAACTCAATCACGATGTCGTTATTCAAGTCAAGATAAGAACAAGCAAAAGAGACCGCGGTGTCTAGCAACACGGTCTCGATTCGTTTGGATTTGTTTACTACTTCGTAAAACATAGTTTTGTTATAAACTGATTTTACTTTCAACTTCTTGTTTGCCGCGAGTTGCCCACTCAAGAATTTGCTCAGTAGTACCACCTAGAATTGCTTTCACAAGAAGAAAGTTAAGTCCCGCGTCTAGAACTTTATCTTTCATACCAGGTCCCATTTCTACTTCAATATCAGCAGAACCGTCAATATTTTCATTGACACAAGTTATAGTAAACGTGTTGGCTGGCAAATTCTTGGTACCTAGCACCGTATCAATTCGAGCCTTGTTTTCTGCATAGTAGTTTTCATATTCACTTGGTACACTGTAATATTCAATCACTCGAAGTATCGAAAGAATCATATCACTATCTTTATCTTTTTCGTCGAGTCTAAGAAGTGTTTCGACTCCCTCTTTAAGTACAGTAATTACTAGTCTGTCGAGTGCAAGTTCTCTATTCATGATATAGTCTCCATTAGTCAGTTGATACTTGGTTCACTTAGTATGATTTTATCTAAAACCCATAACGGGCTTTGTGCTATCAGGCGGCTGTCAACTCAGTAAGGTCCTTGGTGAATTGATCCTTGGGTGTTGTTTTTGACCAATACACAAGTTCCTTTTGAGCATCTTTGATTTCAGTTTCAAGTTGCTTGACCATTTCAGCAGTCAAACTCAGAATGTTGATCCGAAGCAGTCGATCAATATCATCTTGAATTGCATCGGTGGTTTCAAAGATCTGTTTTGCAACTTCATCCTTTTTCTTGTTCTTGAACTTGATTTTATCCTCAAGAACAGCTTGGATAAATTGCATTTTGACAGTCAACCAACGGGCAAGTTCTGTTGTTTCAACCTTCCGTAGGTCAATCCGTTTTTGAAGAATAGTTGTGCGATAATCGCAGAAGTCACGGACCAGATTTCGTTCATCGTCATATTCTTTCAGTTTACCACGACTATCAATAACAGTCAAGTTTTCACTGAATGGTTTTGCCAGTTTGAAAGCAGAGATGATTTTTTGGTCGTCCCAGTTTGCAGATGTATTCTGTTTCAGTTTGACTTCGAACTTGAAGCCAGTCTTGTCACAGAGATCATCATATCCGACAATGTCGCCTTTTTCTTCTAGTTTATCCAGAACCTCGACATACCCTTCACGATCATAACCGTATGGGACCTCAGTGATTAGCAGAACTGTCTTGCCCTTCCGTTCGAAGATACCATTACAATAGTAACGGTTTTCGTCGGCATTATATGTCACGGTTCCTTTGAAGTCTGGAAACTTGATCTTGACTTTGGATTTGATGTCTCCAGTTTTAATGTATTCTTGGCATGCACGGACAAGATCATCTGGATCACGCGGTAGAATATTTGTTGCAAAACCAGTGGCAATACCTTTGACACCATTGGCAAGAACCAGAGGGATCACAGGAACATAGAACGAAGGTGGTTCGTGTTCAGGATCGTCGTGCACAGGAGCAAGATCAATGTCCTTGATATACCGATTGAAGTTCTTGTGGAGACGTGTGTAGGTATAGCGGGCCGCGGCTGCAGACTGAACTAGACGAGTTCCAAATGATCCTCGACCTTCGACAAGACAGATGTTGTTAGACCAATCAGCTGCCATTAGTTGACCGGCACCAGCAGCAGAACTTTCACCGTGTGCATACCCGTAATCGCTTAACACACCTGAAACAGCACTGACTTTTTTAAATTCGGTCTTGCTATTCTTGATAGATGAATACAGATAAAAGCGATTTACGGGTTTCATACCGTCAATCATACTTGGAATAGCTCTAGCCTCTACTGTATAAAGAGCAAATTGTAACCACTCGTTACGAGCAACCTTGGAGATAGGATATTCCCGAATCATTGATTTAGCCTTTTTACCATTTGATTCTACTGTATCACCATCAAAGAAATTTGTCAACCCACTCATTTATTCTTTTCCTTTCGGTCATAGTAATAATTAACGGCAATCTTGGTTGTAAACTCAAGCAACAATGACATCGATGTTGCAAAACCGTAAACAATGGCCGCTACAATAAACAATAGATGAATCGGAATTGCAGGATGGACAATAATGACTACACCCAAGGTAAGTGCATACATTAATAGCTCAGATAGAATAAAGATAATTGACTTTTTCATTTTGTCATGATTTCCTTTCGAAGAGATACGTCATTACCAAACATGATCTGAAAGTAATTTGCATCATCAATTGTTACAGTATCAAGGACCGGATCATTGATAACACGGTCATATTCTGATTCGGTCAATGATCCCAAGCCTTTGATATATCGGTGTGTGTAACCTTTGCAATCAGATTTAAATTCTGTTGCATCATCATATGTAAAGAACCACTTGACATCTTTACCATTTGTTGAGATCATGATCGGTGAACGGGTAATATGAATACGCTTTTCGGTCAAGAGACGTGGCCAAAACTTGTAAAAGAAGGCCACAATCAATGGTGAAATATGTCCAGCGCCGTCGTGATCCGCATCAGTCAATGTTGCCACACCACGATACGTCATGTTGTCTACACTGTTCGGATCATTGATATCAAGACCAAGGATTGCAACAAGTTCACCTAGTTCCTTGTTTTTAAGAACATCGGACGGTTTCATATCCCAAGTGTTCATGATAACACCACGAAGTGGATATGCGCCGATCTTTGAAGCATCACGAACTTTCAGAAGGAACCCCATAGCAGAGTCACCCTCGACAAGGGCAAGAAGTGCATTGACATTATTTGCCGAGATATGTTTGGCAACCTTGACCTTTTTGAGTTTCTTCTGAGCAACAATAGAGTCGCGCCGATCATCTGCCATCTTTTTGGCAAGTTGTGCAGCAATAATTGGTTCAATAATATCCGTTGCAGCAAAGATCCGCTTGGCAATATGCTTGAAGTCATGAACATCGGTAGTCTCATGATGTTCTTTGATGTTTGACAGTGGATTGGTCAGACGTTCCTTGGTCTGGCTATCAAACTTTGGATTGACAAAATTCTTTGCAAACAGAACAAATGTCAAACCATTCTTGATAACACTCTTGGAAACCTCGACCTTGTGCTTTTTCTTGATAAGTGCTAGAACCTCATCAATCACGTTATTCACGAGGTATTCTACATAGGTTCCACCTTGGCGTGTATTCACGCCATTAATGAAACTATTGGTGCGGAAACCATCAACAGACGATGCAAAGAAGAAGGACAGATTTTCTGATTTCTCAATGATAACCGAAGCACCTTCTTCTGAAAACATTTCAGCATAGCGCTTCATGTCACGGACTTGAATCCGCTTCTTGTTAAACGAGAATGTGATTTCAGGGAAAGCCATTTGAAGGCTGATCAGTCGATCCTCGACTAGCTGGATGGTGTCAAGGTCGCTGATCGAGTCAACTTCAAATAGTAAAAAATCAGGAATGAAAGACACTTCAGTTCCAGAGCCAGTTTTGGCTTTGTGTTTGACTTTGGTTTTAAGACCACCTTCAGTGCAAAGCACCTCTAGCATATTTCCATTCTGCCATGTTCGCCCCACGAACTCTGTTGACAGGAAGTTGGTCGCAGAGGAACCTACACCATTTGTGCCGATGGTCACTCGGCTATCATCAAACGATGTGCCAGCATTGACTCGGGTCCAAGCGGCGACCGGCCGGAGAATTTTCTCGTTGGTAACAGAGTCATGAATTTCCTCTTGAGGAATACCACGACCATTATCAGTCACCATCACCCAGTTTCCGTCAATGGAAACATCAATCTTGTTTGCATATTGGAAATTGGTACGGATTGCTTCATCAATCGAGTTGTCGAGGATTTCATCAATCATCTTGGAAAGTGCAGGAACATAAACTGCAGTCTTCCATTTACCAAGTACAAAACGGTCAACATCTTCCCGAGCTGCCGACCCCATGTACATACCGATTCGTTCGCGCACGTGTTCACGCGGCGTAAGAATTTTGAATTGTTCTTTTGCCATTCAGGTTCTCTTACTTGTTTTTATTTTTCTGTGTATTACGAAAGTCACTGCGAGCCTGCGCAAGGCGCTCTCGACTTCCGCTTGCTGCCTCATTGGCATCAGCACCAGCTGGTTCGATAGTGTGAACACCTTTGGTACGGATAAATTCGTTAATTAGAGCACGATCTTCAGGAGGAAGAGCATCTCCGCGAGATGTGGAGAATCCGCCATTCAATGTAGTCATAATTTAGTTCCTTTCCATTTCATAGAATCAGTATAAACCATTCCGTATGATATGTCAACCAGAATGTTTTGGTAAAATAGTCAAATAATGACCACTTGACCAAAACATTCTTTACGAAGTTGGGCTTTTTCATCACGACGGACGGCTTTCTTGGTTCTGCCGTGTGCACCCTGCTTTTTACCAATAAGGTGCTGAACGAAAGGATTTCGTTCTTTTTTGAGTTTTACTTGTTTAGTCTTCATAACTTCCTCCTACAAAAGAATTATTTATTTACACCACGAAATGCCCATATGATGAAGAATATCACGAGCCAACATCACTTCGCCAGCATGTTCGCCTTGTTCGAATGCGTCATCTACATTTCCACCAGCATAGTCATTAATACACTTGTCTTCATCTTCTACGTCATAGTAGCATTCTTTGCGGGCAAACTTTTTCAACCGCTCAATAATTTTACTATCCATTACCATTCTCCACGATTTAGTTCTTCTTCCGTAAATTGGCCGCCCGAGCGATCAGGATTTATTTGCCACCCCATATCGCTGTTGCTTTCACGAAGGCGTTTAATTTCACCGACTGCTCGTGACAGTAAAAGATAAAGTTCGGCGCCAGACATCGTGTTACGGATGCCGCCCTCGATCTCAGCAACGGCACTAGAAAGATCTTGTAGAATATCAGGCATTAGATCAACTCCTTGAACTTTTCTTTCAACCGCAAGAACTCAGCATATTCAGCGTCAGCCTTCAACTTCTTAGCTTCAGCAGTAGCTTTACGTTTGGCAGAGGCAGCCTCTTTGCGTTTGGCTTCAGCATTTTCACGAGCAAAGGTTTCCTTTTCGGTTTCAACACGCTCAAATTCGTAAGTGATAACCAACTCATAATCATTACTATAATAGATGGCGCAGCTTTCAAAATCAAAGCGGCCTTCACCGACCATACCTTTGGCATTTGCAGCTTCAACTACTGAGTCGATATATGCTTTCACACCATCGGCGGTAGTTTCAAAACTGTACCGATCACAGTTGATTTTGTCATAGTTCACATAGATACCGTTTTCGTTCTTGCGGCTCATTTTATATTTCCTCTATCAGCGATTACGAACAAACGAAGTCATGCGAGTGAAAGCCCCATCATAATACAAGTCACCACCAGTAAGATAGTCCATTTCAGTGTATCCATAGCGGTCGACACCGTCGCCGCAGCCGACATATTCACCATCGGCATCAAAGCAGGAGTATCCGTAAGAGTCAAATCCTTCGTCGTCGTAGTTGTCATACATTGTTTTTTCGTTATACGAGTCTTTGTTCCACTCGGTCGGGACTTCCCCATAGCAGTTGAACTTGAACATATCATATCCAGGTTCATTAGCGTGAGGGCAAAGAGGTGAGTATTTTCCAGTGCTCATGTCGATATTCCTTTATACCTTATAGAATCAGTATAAACTATTTGAAAGCATTTGTCAACAATTATTCTGCAATCGTTCCAATGCGAAGGAGACTGACATTGCTTACACCCTCTGTATCAGAACTCAATGTTCCCATGATACGATTAGTAAATAGTCCACGATCTTTATTGCTATAGGTGCCTTCCATGATAAACTTATCAGTCCCGCCGCCATGCCAATGGACTTCAATCTCAAGAATACCAAACACTTTCTTGTCGGTGTAGTTCCAATCTTCCCAAACTATATGTTCAATTTTCATTATTTTACAGTCTCCAAAGGATAGTTTGATCCGTAGGTTTTCATTGCAGATTCACGAGAAATTCGGTGAAGTGTTTCTTTCAACCACATACCTTGTCGAAACAATTTCTCATGCCCTGGTTTGATTGACACGTTGTAGTTTGCATCTCGAAGGATTGCTCGGATTTCAGGAGAAAATGAATCAAACAAGTCCATTGACTCTTGTCTTGTACGTTTGACTTCGGGTTTGTCAACTGCGATGTAACCGTTGCTATTGATTGTCATCTGTTCCTCTACCTTATAGAATCAGTATATACTATTTGAAAGCAAATGTCAACCAACAAAAGTCTCTTTATAACGACATTAATGGTTGACATTATCTTAACACGTGGTATAATTGGATTATCATCCATAATATAAAAGAGTACTGATTCTATAGTAGTTTCAGAGAACCAGTAATAGGAAGTAGTTCCTCATGAGAGGCAGGACCTACTGCGATGCAAGTATTCGTCGGCACATTATTAAATTCGGTTCTTCCTGCATCAGTGATGAGTGCAGTAATAAGACCTGCTTCTTTAGCTTTATTCATAATTTCAAATAGTTCTTCTTCTGAATTTACCGAAACGGCAATTTTGGTGAATGGACCTGATAGCCATTCCTTCACGTTCGGATGTTCAAGATTTTCAAGCGTAGCTTTCATGCTTGCATGAGCACCTTGTGCTATTTGTTTTCCCAAACGCATATTCAGGTCTTTTCTCATTACAATAATTTGTTTCATTTCTTTTCAAACCTATTTGGTAAAAGTTCAAACGTATCGGTATCAAACATATATGATTTAACATCGACTGGTACTGCATATTTTATTGCTGTTCTATGAATAACCATAGGATGAGTCAAATGTTCTTTCAACTTTTTATGAAGAAAGTTCAAATTTTGTAAATCATCTGTATAGTTTGATGATGAAATGGTTCCTTCGGATACAAACTTACCGTCTTTGTCTAGGAACCTAAAATCTAATCTTAGTGACATTATTTTCTATTCTTCTCCTTCCAAATGCGGCGCGATACCGTCTTATACAAGTCTTCATAACCAGTCTCTACTGCATTATCAGATCCGCCTAATTTATGATGAAACAGAGCAGGGTTTCCTGTTTCTTTGCAGAACGAATCCATCTGTTGAAGTTCATCTGCTATTTCCATCAACACTTTACTACCATCAAAAAACTCACCTTTCCAAGTAAGTTTTAGACCATAGCAGATGATATTTACATCATGGTAATCAACGAGATCGGATAAATCCCAGACTTGTTTTTTTGTGAGAAATTGTGCTTCGTCTACTAAAATATAATCTATATTGCAATATTCTGATAGACTAGTCTTTTCATATATTTGACTGAGTATTGGATATTTATCATCTACCATTATACATTCTGCTTCAAGACCAATACGACTTGATATAGTTGTTGTTCTATCATCGACTGCAGGTTTAATTAGCAATGTACGATAGCCCTTCTCCTTTAACATAAAGTTTTTGGTGAGAAGGGCGAGTGTCTTGCCGGAGTTCATTGATGAAAAGATGAAGGTGAGTTTAGCCATTCAGTCTTTCCTCATCCAAATACCGGATCCTGCTTCCGGCATGGAATACTCTCTGTCTTTCAATTTAAGGGCAGTATCCCATGCGAGCTTCATCATTTTCTTTTCATTCTCGTAATGCTTTGGATACAAAACGGCATCAACCATCTTCCTTGTATTTCTTGCAAAAAATTCTTCAAACTCTCTATCGTAGTTCATTTGCTAACCTTATGTTTAATAAATGTGATTGCACCCATAATGTATGCTATCGGCATTACACCAGATATTAGTATTTTGTCTAGTAATGTATCTTTGTGATTTTTGTGACCCAAAAGGCTTATAACTCGACAAACTCCTGCCGCGGCCCATACAAGATAAGCAAGAATAATCCACCAGAATATACTCATTTACGTTTCTCCTAAAAATACTGTTTCGACAAAAACGCGGCACTGCTCAAATACTGATGGCCCAAAAACAACTTTGCTCGGCTTGTTATCATTGCCTTTGTCAATAACAAACCAATTTAATGAATCGACTGAATTTATAATAGCAAGACCTACATCTTCACATAGATAACAAGTCTCAGATAACTTTGTAATTTCAAACATTCTTTTTCTCCCAAGTACCCATCAGACTAACAGCGTTAAGCATGTGTTTATGCAATAATCCATTATCTGCATCAGTCTGAACAAGCCGCCTCTTACCAAGGATTTCATTAAACCGATACCGATTATCATCGAACAGAACAAAATCGTCTACATCAGTAGCGTATGTTTCGAGGTAATCTTTGACTTCATTACCTCGATCCCACTTTTTTACTGGCGCAAAATTATCAGGGTCTGTTTTCCAAGGACTTGCAAACTCGCCCCGGAACCCAGAATTTGCAAATGCTGACCGAACCCAATGTTCCGTCATTTGATCATCATTCCGAAGTCCATTTTTCCAAGTCGACATGAGAACAAACTCAACTGGATATGTGTCATGGATCCAATTAAAAAATTGAACTGCTATGGGATCGAATTGACACCACATTCCATATTCGCCTTGATAGGTCTTATGCACTCTCTGTGATGTGAGGACTCCATCAATATCAAGGAAGCACAAATATTTTCTCATCTCAAATCCTTTTCATTATAAATAGAAGTGTCAGTCGCGGATTGCCGTCCCACTGACTCTATGTTTGAACACTTTACAGGAAAGGAACACAGCCATGACAAATGGTATTTATATCCCTTATTTCTACATCATTCAAGAAGTTTCTACTGGTATGTATTACGCTGGTGCTAAATGGGCACAAGGATGTCATCCAGGTCAGCTTTTGAAAGAAGGCGGATACGAGACTTCATCGGAAACCATCAAAAAACTTATTAGAAAACATGGATTTGAAAATTTTATCATCCGAAAAATAAGAACATTTGAAACAGCAGAAAAAGCTCAAAACTATGAAACTAGGTTTTTAGTAAAAGTAGATGCAAGGAACCATCCAAAATTTTATAATGGTCATAATAATGATCATCTGATTAGTTTCAATACAAAAAGATATGAAGATATGATGCTAAGTTATTACGGCGTAACTCATCCTATTTATTCCGAAGAAATACAAATGAGAAAGAAGAATACGGTGTTGCAAAGATATGGTGTTGATCATTATTCAAAAACAGAAGAATACAGAGATAAATTTTTAGAAACTTCTCTAGATAGATACGGTGTTCAACATCCAATGCAAAACGATATGATTAAGGATCGTATGTTTATATCTAAGTTAGAAAAGTATGGCAACCCCGTTTTTGTAAATCATGAAAAGTCAAAATTGACAAAACTGGAGAAATATGGCAGTCCTACCTATAATAATACCGAAAAGTCAAAGAAAACAAAATTAGAAAAGTATGGTAACTCTTCGTATGTAAACAAGGAAAAAGCAGAAAAAACTAACATAGAAAAATATGGAGCAGATAATCCATTTAAATCGCCTGAGATAATAGAAAAAATTTCAGATCACAGAAATAAAATGCTTTTAAGAAAGAACGTTGAAGAACTGAAAACATTGTCCAAAAAATACAAAATCAGTCTTGGCAGAAATTGGAATAGAAGAAATGATGAATGGATAGACAATAAAATAGAATCAATAAAGAATGAATATGAATAGATTTCATTGCATTGTGTGCATAGTGAACCCGATTCGACGTAAATACACCGTCGATGTCAAGAAAGATTAGATATTTCCGTTGCATTGCATATACTCTCTAATTTCTTTACGATGTTCTTTTGTTTGAATATCTTCACGCATATCAATACAGATACAGCACCAGCAATTATCGGACTTGCTTTTCTTACCTTTCATATTAATATTTGCAGCAGCTGCGTGAAAAGGGCCTTTATTATGTTTGCGATTACGACCTCTGCCGTAAACCGGTGATTTTGCCATTTATTCCTCCTAGGTTAAGCCTAGAAGTCTTCATAAAACTTTCTGTAACGGATCATGTAAGTTCCTTTGTTCATAGTTCTGGATTTTTCATCCAATGTGTAAACGGTCCGATAACTGCTTTCGTGTTTGGACATGTCCAGTATCCGCCATCTTGATTATACTTGCCGGGTTTTGTATCGACCCATTTTGTAGTTCTAGACAAAACCGTATCATTTATCTTAACTATACCAAGAATATAAGTTCCATCCTTTGGTGCAGTCTCAATTGGTTGAATATTATATTGCATTTTATTTCCTCAATTATAAAAGATGTGCGAGTCAATTCGCGCAGTTTCAGTATAGCTGGAAACCCAGAATGGTTCCACGTAGTTGGCATGATACATGATCGCGCCATTGGTAGGATCAATCTCATCCCCGTATGCGGCAAAAACCTCTTCCGCGATCTTTGCGGAAACATTCCATGCTGCCTGATCTGTAATATCATCAGACTTCCCGTCACAGAACCAGCTAAACTGGCACTTGTTCTTCAACGGGATACCGTTATCATTCAATTCTGCCTGATAAACTACATCACAGATAGTGTCAGGATATTTTTCACTTTTGGTGCGATTCATTGTTGCCCAAGCAACGGCACGTTGACCTGTCATACCGTCATTACGAGCTTCGTGGTAGATATTTTTTGCAAGACAATCAACTTGTTTTGCATTTCTAAGATGCATAGAAACTTCAGCTATAATTAACTGAGTTTGATTAGCGCTAAATATGTCTTCGGAAACTTTTGTGTAATACATAGAACTCGCAGTTGCAATAGCTGCAATATTAACACCGATCATGATCTTCGTGATGATTTTCATTTCTGCTCTCTTGTTTACCTTATAGAATCAGTATAAACTAACTGCAAGTAAATGTCAACAATTTTCTTTTATTTTAGTATTTTAATATCACTTTTTGATATTCGGGTACCTTTAGAGACTAACACTTCTTTTTCTTTCGATGCACTGTCTAAGTTTGTTTCATCATACCCAAGCATCATCATTTGTTGTATTCCCATGAAAAGAACAAATGAATCTATATCTATAATTTGGCTTGATTGTGCTATGACTTTACCTATCAAGATCTTTTTCTTTTCTATATTTGTTCTTCCAAGAGAAAAACTTTCATCTGTAACAAATTTAGTTGCTATCTTTTCATCTTTAGACCAAGATGTGTGCTTATCTAGTAACATAGAACCAGATTTTTCTATCTTTTCTAGTGCTACATCGTCAATATACATACCTCTGTATAGTTTTTGTCTGTATGATCTAAATGGGGCTGGAATCTTATTTCTGTTTATAAAGAGAAAATTTGCATTCGATTGATCATTTTTAAATAACCAATCATCTAAATTCTTTCTAAAATTTTCCGTTCCAATTACGTAATCAACCATTCATTTTCAACCAATTTAAAGTTCTTTTTGCCCATGCACTGGTTTTATAACCTTGGCCCCATGCACGTGTACAATCAGGCCACGTGATATACCAAAGACCATTTGTATCTTGTTCAATGTAGCACACACTATACATCATTTTTCATTAACCTCGTGTAGGGGTGATCTTTGTAACTTTCAGTCAATTTATGTCTTGCAAGATCACGTTTCCATTCATCTAGTTCTACCCATTCCAAAATTCTATTCATTGTAAAATAAACAATCTCTTTTGCCATATATTGAAATGTACGATTCTTAAGTATTACATAAGCTTCATTTTTTCTATATGCAATTACATCTGCTTCTGCCTGACCATCAAAAGGTGCATTATCATAAATTTCTTTTGAGCCGTAAATAAGAACTTTGACCATTTTTTACTCTAGTACATAGACAAAAGGTTTGGTATCAATAAGAGTATTCTCAATGATAGCGGAAATAACATTCCAATCTCCGTTGGCAAGACCTGCACCGATTTTTGGCATTGCAATCTCTTTAATACCCCATTGATTAATTTTACGGAATACTTCTGCAATTGCCCAATATGAAACATAAACACGTGATGGATCACGTCCATAATCTTTCTGGGTAATTGCATTGTGAATTACATTTCCATCTTCCTGAACAGATACGACGATTGCACCAAGTTCAAGACCATAACTATTATACGAGTCATTGTAGTCTTGAAATGCAGATGGATATTTATCTCGAAGTACATAAGCAACACCAGACCTCATCACACCATGACTATTACAACCATGAATAATATGCTTGATATTTGTTTCAAGCAGGTCACCTTTTATATATTCAATCTGCATTTATCTCGCTTTCAATAATATATCTGAGAATTGCTTATAACAATTCTCCCACGTCCATTTCTTAGAACTAATATAAACCGATTCTCTATTTAAGTCAAGGCATTTTTGTACCGCTTCAGATAAATCATCTGATAAGTAACCATTCACACCCTCTTCTATGATATCTTTAGGGCCTGTAACTGGATATGCAGCAACAGGAGTACCGCAGGCAAGTGCTTCAATATTTACAACTCCGAATGTGTCAGTTTTTGAAGGAAACACAAACACGGTCGCTTTTCGATAATAGTCACCAAGTTCTTTCCCGGTCTTTTTACCAGCACAAAGAACATCTGGATACTTCTTTTTCAGTGTTTGTAGATAAGGACCATCACCTACTAGTATTTTCTGAGCATTTGGTATTTTTATAGAACAAAAATCATCAAGACCTTTTTCTGGACTTACTCGACTGACACACAGCAATGTAATATTTCTATTTTTATCTTGTTCTTCTGGATAAAAAATTGATCGGTCAACACCACGAGTCCATGACTGAATATCTTGAGTAAAACCTTTATCTTTTAGCTCTTGAACCATACTATCTGTAGTTGTCAAAATAGTTGTTGTCCCATTATATACATGCTTCATCCATTTCCAACCAAGTTCTACTGAAATGAAGTTCCATTTTGCATTAATAAATTCTGGAAATTTTGTATGACACGATGTGGAGAATGGTATTTTTAATCTACGGCAAGTTCGTGAAAATGCAATACCAAGAGTACCTTCTGGTGTTGCAATATGTATGTGATCCCACTTTTGTTTCTTTAATAATTTTCTGATTTGAAACGGATTTGGAATTCCAATTTCAATCTCTGGATAAAACCAAAGTGAAAATCTAATCTTGCATCTTTTTGGGTGATATACATAAACAATATCTCCATGCTCCCGAGCTTGTTTAACTAGATTAGAAAGTGTAGTCACAACACCATTTACTTGTGGATGCCAAGCATCAGTAATCAGAAGTATCTTCGACATTTTTATTATACCTATATTCTATTATTTCAAACCTGCCATCCATGTGTTCTACCAAGGCAGTTCCGGATTCAACCCAATCACCGCAATTCATATATTGAATTTCATCAATAGTTTTAATCTTTGCTACGTGAATATGCCCACATATAACACCATCATAACCTTCTTCTTTGCAATACTGAGATACACGATTTTCAAAATTGTTAATAAAATTTAATGCTTCTTTGGTGTTTTGTTTTAGCCATTTACTTAAGCTCCAATATTCTAGGTTCAATAAATTTCGTATTTTATTGAAATGTATGTTAAACCAGATCATAAAGTTATATGCAACATCTCCAATATGCATTAACCATTTGTGATTTACCATTAATGTATCAAAGAAGTCTCCGTGTATTACAAGATATCTTTTGCCATTAATCCCAGTATAATCTATTCTATCTAGAAGCTTGATATTACCTACTTCAATATCAAATTGTAAAAACTTTCGAAGAGCTTCATCGTGGTTTCCTAGAATATAATAGACATTTGTTCCACGTTTTGCAGCAGTTAAAATTCGTCTTATCACATTAGCATGACTTTGAGGAAAATACCATCGTTTTTGAAGTTGCCAACCATCTATAACATCACCAACAAGATATAAATTTTTACATGTATTAGTTTTCAAAAAAGAGCAGAGAGCATCTGCTTGACACCCTCTGCTCCCTAAATGTATATCAGATATAAAAATACTCTTATAATGCATGATAGAACCTTTGTAATGTACTCACGGACTATTTATCGAGACCGTTTCTACAAAGACTCCATCTTTTATTTTCAGTGTTTTCCGAGTAAACGAATCTCGATCAATAAATGCTACTCTGAAATAGTCCCGACCACCGTCAATAGAAACACCATTACCGACACCACGAAAATCGTGTCTGTGTTGACTATAATGAAGTTCATCATTTACTTCGACCATGTCAAAGTTAAGATCTTCAATTCGGTCTGCATTGGTAATCATAAGTCTACCCTGCGAATCATTATACAATCCAAAATACCGATTGCCGAACTCTGGGTGTGGTGTCTCACGGAAAAAGATATCTGCGGCCGAAGCACCATAGTTTGAAGTAGAAGATGTACAAACATACTTGACTTCAACACCATCCTTTTCGGAATATAGTTGAGCAGCTTTTTGTACATCAAGATATGGGTTGTGTTTAATGTTCATTTAATTCACCTGAGGGATTACAAGACCACGAATAGTTGCTTCTCTGAGCAAAACACAAAGAACAATAGCAACATTTGCGGCAAAATGATTGATTTCATGATTCTTCATAAAATCGCGAAGCATATCATCGTCACCTTCAAAGCGACGGTCAAGTGGAAGTCCTTGTCTGTCAAATGCGGTAACAAGAGCAATAATGTCTTGATCTGCAAGTTCTTTGGTATTGATAGGTCTCATTTGTGGGATCCTTTTCTACTTTATAGAATCAGTATATACTATAAGAAGGAAAATGTCAACCCATTTCGTACCAATAACCAACCATGTTCCAAGTTGAAGCAGTATTTGCTGTCATTTGAACATGTGCTTTGTCTTCAGTTTGCTCTATAATATAGGGGTTTATTCCTTCTTCATGGCAAAGTGCTTTATAAGAGTCGAGATTTTTGAGAAGTATCCAACATATCATTAGTTTACCAATGTCCTTTTTGTTTTTCCAGTATGTGGTGGATTGTGTTTCCGGTTTGAATCGCCAAAGTCTACAACTTCATAGTTACCATTTTTGATGGATTCGTTCATTTTTAAAAGTTCATTGACAATATCAATGATCGGTGTGTCTATAAATGACTCGCCAGGAGAGAATTGAAAATTGGTTAAACCCGAACCTTCGTGCTTCATCTTTTCCATGTAAACATATCGAACAAGCTCATACTTAGCATTACGTGCACGCAAGTATTTGTTTTCGTCCTCGGTGAGTTGTTCACCACTAAATGCTTTCATAATCAATTCAAATGCTTTATCTATCATGATATACCTTTTAATTTTGGAGGCGCCTCTCGGAGTCGAACCGAGTACTTTCGTGCTTCGGATTTGCAATCCGACCCATTACCGTCCTGGCCAGGCGCCATTATTTACTATTTATTAATCATTGAAATCTAAACGTAGTGTATAGATCTTTCTTTTCCTTTGATAACCACCAGTAGTCGCAAGAACACAGTTCTCTGGTATTTCCGCCGTCTTCTCTTACAAGAACATATGAACATCCAGCTGGCATGTATTCTATTGGTTGCCATTCCCATGAAGAAAAATATTTAATATCCAATTTTCGCCTTTATAGTTGGTAGCGTCTGTCGGAGTTGAACCGACCCTAGATCCTTATGAGAGACCCGTCTAAACCACTTAGAGACGCCATGATCATTAACTTAATGCTGCACTAGGGTTCTTATTGAGAACATTCCAGCGCAAGGTTTTATCGTTTTCGGGAGCAACCCCTATACGCCTAGTGCATCATAAAGTTAATGGAGATCCAGAAGGGAATTGAACCCTTATAACCTTTCGGTAGTGACTTAAAAGGACACCGCTCTTGACCAATGAGAGCACCTGGACCGTATAGTTTGGTGAACCGCCTGGGAATTGAACCCAGATAGCTTTCGCGACAGGTTAAGAGCCTGTTCCTATTGACCAATGATAGGACGCGGTCCGTAAATTTTGGTAGCGCATACGGGTTTCGAACCCGTTTCTCCGCCTTGAAAGGGCGGCGACCTTCGCCAAGAAGTCCAATGCGCCATTATTCAGAAGATACACTGTTCCTTACCCCTATGAAGTTATCGTCGGACAACAGATACGCATACCTACTTTTCTATGATGGATTAACCAGTGTATCATCAGAATAATGGTGCAGCCCCGCGGGATCGAACCGCATCCTCTAGTTTTTCAGACTAGCGTACACACCAGTTATACCAGGGCTACATTTTGGTGGGTCGGGCAGGAATCGAACCTGCCGTGGGTTTCCCCGACGGATTTACAATCCGCTGCCACACCTTGTGGCATCCGACCCATATTTGGTGTTCCTACGAGGTAACGATCCTCGGTCTCTCGCTTATCAGGCGAATGCTCTACCATTGAGCTATAGGAACCTAAATTGTCAAAGAGCAATAAAAAACCCTCCGAGGATTTTTCCAGGAGGGTTCTAAAACTATATACTTATTTGCATAAGATATCAGTCTCGGGAACCCTCCCAAGTCATATATTCCTCAAATTTGCAAATAAAGTAAGTCATTTTAGTCCTCTGTTTTGTTTTAATCTGGATGAGCTTGGTTTTGTATATCAAACAATTTTAGTTGCTGTATTCATCCATTATTTGGTTTATTTATATAATATATACTGATTCTGTGTGTTTGTCAACAATTATTTTTAACTTTTATTCATAATTTTTAGAAAGGCGGCGAATAGCCTTGGCACTCATACGTTTTGCATATTTGTTACCGGGGCGACCCCAGCAACCAGCTGCTTTTCGTCCAATTTTTTTATAGAAGTTCATCAGTCAGTCTCCGTTTCGGTATATTTAAATATTATACTGATTCTGTGTGTTTGTCAACAATTAGTTTGTTACCATGGCAGAAAATTTGGAGGGTTCCGTAAAACTAACCATATACAGATCAATGTTGTGACAATTCCAGTGATAAAACCAAGAATAAACATCAAGCGGCCTCCACCCAATCACGTTGGGATTGAATAATCATTTCCATCTCAGACCGTTCAGCAACCTCTTCATAATTCTCGGCAATATCAATCATTGCTTCAAGAATCTGTTGACGGTTATAACCAAACGTATCTGCACGCCGAGCCAAATTTCGCATATTTTTTGCAAACTCATAGGCGGCTTGAATATCCATAGCATGATTCCTTTTCATTTCACATAGACATATTAATATAATCAGAATCGTTTGTCAACTAATTTAATAGTGATTATGATAAGTAATTGTAGAAACAGAGTAAACATGCCCATCAGGTGTATGAGCAATTTTAACTGTCGCTGTATTCCGCCCTTCATTCAGTTTTTTTACATACTCCGAACTGCCATACTCATTAAATACTACTCGTTTATATCCTCGGGCCAAAATCATCGTGTGAATTTTGTCATAATGCTTATTCTTATCACCACGAAATAGAGTCCTAGAAACAGAAGCACTCCCACCATTTTCATAATAGTGAAGACCGAGAGTCGTAAGTTCTGTATGTAACGGAACAAGTTTCAGCATGATTAGACCTTTTCACCAAGTTTGTTTATATAGGCCTGCATAAACTGACTCCATTCAACTAAAGGTTCAATTTCACGGAACATTCGATCCATGGCCCAGTAAGGCCATTCTTGTTCGATTGTAATCTCTACAGCTTTACTGATGCAAGCCTTTGCAAGGTTCCATTCTTGTTGAGAACCTGCATGATGATAACTTGCATCATTCAGACACTTTTTGAATTCTTGAAAACCTTCGAGAGGGCATTCAGTTTTTGAGTTCCACGGAGAAACTGCTTTCATTTGGTTTCCTTTACCTTATAGAATCAGTATATACTATAAGGGAGGAAATGTCAACAGTTATTTTCAATAATCATATGCCAAAACTTTCACCACAGCCACATTTTGCTTTTGCGTTAGGATTCAATACTGTCAGATAGTTGCCACTTAGTTTACGAATGTAATCCACAGTACAACCAAATACAAACATCTCAGCCATAGTATCCAAGACAAGAATGTCTTGCACTAATGTACCTTTGTCGGTCTCATCAGTAAAGTTCCATTCATATTTGAACCCACTGCATCCACCACCTTTGACGTTAAGATAAACATATCGTGTGCCGTTATCCTCAGTCATCTTAGTAAGATATTCTTTTGCTGTCGATGTAATATTTAAAAGCATTTGTTTTTTACTCGCACCATGATTTTTTGGCATCACCATAATATTCTCTGGCATAACCATTCTCGATAAGAAGTTTTGTAAGACTTTTACCATCTATGAGAATATCACCAAGAACACGGCCGCCGAACTTGTCCCACTCGTAAATTACAATTTCTGTTTTCTTTGCTTCAGCAAGAAGTTTCTTTGTAAATTTACTTGCATCTTCTCCAAGTTTTTTCTCAGAATCACAATTTGCGCGGAATGATTTTTCAGGTGTATCTACACCCCAGACGCGTAATGATAACTTTTTGTCGAGTGGTGCTGGAAGAAAGTCTGCTTTAAATTCCACAGTATCACCATCTATCACACGAATAATTTCATATGGATATGGCACACCTTTAGGTATTTTTGGTCCTGCTAACCCAATTGAAGGGATTAACAGGACCAATAGAAATATGAATAGTCTCATAAAATAACTCCTTTTGGAGCTATTTATTAGAAATAAGTCCCAGCCAATGATTCAAGTGTTGTTGAATACTTGTAGTCTTCCGTGAAGAACCAGCATAAAGAACTTCCTCACCTGGCTCGATCTTCTGGTCAAACTCGTTTACATATGATTCTTCAACAAACTCAGTCATGTTCATATTCCTCTACTTCAATACCATTAGTTGAAACAACTACTTTGGAGTGGTCACCAAACATAGCGCGCATAAGATCTTCATCAATACCAGAGATCATACTTTGGATCTCTTTGTAATCCTTTTTTAGATTTGGATAATTTGACACAACTAACTCTGCAGTCTGAAGCTGATCTTGAACACTCTCCTTTGAAACATAATGTGGTTTCCATTCACTCATAAGATCTTCTTCAGTCTTGTATTCACGTCTATTGTAAGAATACGAACTACTAGTATCAAAAGGATTGCGATTATATCGTTTGATATATTCTTCTTTATGCTTTCGAGCTTCTCCCATGGGATCTTTTTCCCATGCTTCCCATTTTGCAATATGTTCTTTCAAGTTATTGATATTATCTTTGTCGTATATTTCGGAACCTTCGTACTCGCAAGCATCTTCGTCATTCTTCAAAAGAATATGTACGTCATGCACGCTAAATTCACATGCTTCACCATCATTAAAGTGAGGTGTATACTGTGTCCAGAAAATACTTTCGACAACTTCATCATATTTTTCTAGAAAGCCACGGAATGCTTCCTTCATTAGTTCCTTTGAGTTTTCACGCATTTTCTCATTCAGAGCATTAATTTGCTCCTGAAGAGTTTTGTGTTCTTTCTTCAATGTATTAAGCAATTTTTCGTCCATCAATCAGCCTCCATACCGATGCTTTCAACATATGTTTTCAACCCTTTACCTACCATCCAATTCTTTGGTGGTAGATCACCCAACCATTCATCAATAGTCGGAATTTTACCTTGACAATCTTCCTTGACGTGATCTTCTGCAATATCACGGACAGAGATCTTCTTACCATCACTATTTACAATATAGACACCAAACAATTGTTCGGCAAGGAAAATACCAAACGTGTTGTGTAGAATTGCACGATGGTAAAAATTTGCAGTGGATGCTTTGGTGCTATCAAACCAGTTGTGAATTTGAAGATAATCTTCTTCTACCCCACCATACCGTTTTACTGAGTTACGAGCATGAATAAGAGGTTTCATTTTACTTCTTCACCATGTAGAATACGAAGAATCTTTGACGCAAGCTCGTATTCACCAGCTTGAGAACCGTATTGGAAACCGTCAGAATATACATCGTCTGCATTGCCAAAACTAAACGGCATACCGTCGCTATCAAGACCCATATCATAGAATGTTACATCTTCGCCTTCAGGTCTCTCTTCTTTTAACTCTGATAGTGTGGCGTTGCCACTTGCCAATACTTTATTGACTAGATCGTAGATAAAATCAAGCTTGTCCATCGTTCTTTTTCCCATAGTATAGATTATCAAAATCACAGTTCAGATGATTTCCATCCTTGAAAAGGATCTCATTATCAGTTGGAACAGGTCCGACCTTTTGTTTCCATAGTTTACGAAAGCTTTGATAGTTCATTATATAATCTCCATGATATAATTTAATAGTAGTATAACATATTTTATGCAAAATGTCAACAAATTTGTTATTGAACCGTATATCCTTTATAAATAATAAAAATAAAGGAGAATGAATTGTTTATAGAAAATAAATACACCAAAATATACTATTCGATCATATATAATGCAAAAGCTAAATCAAGAATAAAAGGTGATATGTATTATGAAAATCATCATATAAAACCAAAATCATTAGGTGGTAATAATGATAAAGATAATCTTGTTTTATTAACACCGAGAGAACATTTTATATGCCATTTACTACTTGCAAAAATTACCTTAGATTCTGATAGAATAAAAATGATTTATGCTCTTAGAAGATTAGCAAATAGTAACATAGTTTTAAACTCTCGGCAGTATGATGTGGTAAGAAATTTGCATATATCTGTATTAAAATCTATCCCTAAATCCGAAGAACATAAAAAGAAAATATCAGAAGCAAATAAAGGAAGAAAATTAACACGTGAACACAGGGAAAAGTTAAGAAAACCTAAAACTGAAGAGCATAAGGACAAGTTAAGAAAACCAAAATTAAATTCAGAAAATATGGGCAGATATGAAAGAACAGAAGAAACCAGAAGAAAAATGAGTGAATCTCATATAGGTTTACAGTTTGGTGAAAAGAATCCAATGTTCGGAAAAAAGCATACCGAAGAAGTTAAATTAGCACATTCCGAAAGAATGAAAGGTAATCAGAATGGGAAGGGTTGGATTCCTTCTGAAGATGCTCGGGCCAAAATGTTAGCCCGAGCAAAAAATCGTAAAGTAACTGTTTGTCCATACTGTCAAGGTTCTTATGTAGGTTCTAATTACACAAGATGGCACGGAGACAATTGCAAATTAAAAGTCGTATCGTGAATCCATGATTACTTTCATCATCATAGCTTGAGGCGTAAACTCTTCTGGGTTTGCACCTAGAACAGTTGCCATAATTGATGGGCTAAACCCTGATACAATGACAACCCCCTGATCATTAACCTTTACAGGAGATTGATCTGCACTTGCCCTAGCAGCTAGGTTCCAGAAGATAATTTTTGGGCAATTATATCCAGCATCACGATATTTTTGGCGAGCCATTTCTAGTGCGGTCGCGTCAGTACCACGGATTGCTGCATCATTAAATTGCATATCACTCATGATGGCAATAAATTCTGGCATATTATCTGGTGCAACATTACCACTCTTCGCAGTCTGTAGTAGACTATCGAAAGCCTTGGTAAGGTTGGTGTCGTAACCAACAGCACCTGACATCTGGCGCATCTTCTGGGAAAGTGTACCCTTCAGAACCTGAATAGTTGCAGAACTGGTGAAAGTAATGAACATATCCTTGAAGTCAGATGAAGTCTTGGAAGATAGATACAGACCTAGTGAAAGGGCAATATCCATGGCAGTCATACCACCAGCGAGCATAGTACCCATGGAACCTGACACGTCGACCATTGGCATGATCTTGGTGTCACCGACATAGTTTGGCAGAGCATCGAACTGTGCGTTAGCAACAGCCTCGTTACCATGACGAAGTGACTTGACAACATCGTATGGGTAAACTGCACCAGCATTGATCTTGACCTTTGGATCACGCTCTTCCTGTGGCTTCTGAAGCTCACGGATATAAGCAGAGTAAGCATCAGCGGCATTCTTACCGAAAGCCTTCTGGTAACGGGCAGAAGCAAGTGATGGAACATGCGAGAAGTTAATCTCGTCCCAGCGCTTGGCACACATCAGAGACTCAACAACACGAGTCGAACCAACAAGAATCTGACGATACTCCTTTGGAGAGAGCATCATGAACTTGCGCAGTTCGCTTGCGTTCTTTAGCTTCTCCATCTTACCTGGAGTAGTTGACTTCTTGCTTGATGCAAGACGTGGAGCCCACTTTGCGGCAAGACCGTCACCATTCATGAGTGCGTCAGCAAACATGCGGAGTGCATTTTTGCGGTTAGCAGGATCACGATATGCAAAGAGGTCGTCCCAACGGCCAAGTTCTGGAACCTTGTGCATGATGCGACCAGCTAGTGCTGGGCTCTGTGCTTCGAGTGAACGAAGAAGATTACGGAAGGTCTGGCGCTCACCAGCACCGGAACGGACGTCACGTGCCCATAGAAGAACACGAACAGCTAGGTTCTCATCTTCTGCAAGTGCAGCGGAGAACGAAGGTGTCAGGTCACGACCACGGCTTGAACCGATCTTACCGAAAAGGTCAAGGACCTTAGAGTCGGAAGTTGCCCATGCCTTCATACCGTTCTCGGTACGAGATACCTCCGCTGATTTTTGATTTGCAACTGCTTGTGAAAAAGTAGCCATAATGTAGTTCCTTCCAGGTTAGTTTTTGTGTTTTCAATATAAACATTATTAGGTTCTGCGGAACCTAACCTTTGGATGTTAGTTTAATTTATACCAATTCTTTGGGTTTGTCAACAGATTTTTTAGAGTACACTGTAAAATAAAAATTTGTTTCTGCCATATCGTCTTTATATCGCCAGAACATTTCTTTTTTCTTTTGGGGTAGTGTATCGAACCATTGCCAGAATTGTTGCTTAAATTCTAGATATTCGGGGTGTTTTCTGTCCATTTACTTCACAGAGTTATGTTTACATTTATATCAGTATTTCTGAAAATGTATTATTAAATTTAAATTAAATGTGACTATTAAATGGTATTATATTTCATACACGATTATGACAAGACCATTTCCGCCCTTGCCAGACGTTACGGCGGATTCAGTTGCTACACCGCCGCTTCCGGCTCCATACGTAGGAGATCCTGAAGCACCGGATCTATTCCCATCAGACGCATCAAAACTCAGAATAGCCGACCCTAAGAATGGTTGTGACCTATTACTTGCGTAAGTCGCGATTGTAGGATATGCGCTATATCCTGAAACTTTAATACCGACTGTAGTTGCGCCTGTTGTGGAACTTACAGCAGTGCCGGCATCAACACTTAAGAATCTTGGAGCTCCGCCACCCGCAGCAGATGTGCGCACATCACTTCCACTTACGCTGTATCCTCCTCCTAATCCTCCGGTAAGATTTAATGTATTACCACCAGATGCAGATCCACCAGCACCACCGCTTCCAGAAGTTGAGTCTCCACCGCCTGATGTTGCTTGAGAACCCTGCCCGCCTAGGCCGCCCGACCCGGTCATATTTAAGCCTAGTCCTATAAAACTAGATGCAGTGCCAGCATTTCCACTTATAGCATTTCGTTCTCCACCAACGCCGACTCCAGTTCCTCCAGCTCCAATAGTAACAGTAGCAGAACCTGAAGTTGTTCCTGGTATAACACTATATGATACACCGCCGGCTCCGCCGCCACCAGCCCCAGCAACACCGTCGGTATTACCAAAAGTACCTACGTTTCTTGCAGGCCAACCCATTCCGCCAGAACCGCCAGCCCCAATAGTAAAGATATGAATAAATCTAGCAAGATTAAGTTTTGGGGTCCATGTCTTTGAAGCCGTAATTGTTTCGACTACAACAAAAGTTTTTTCGTAGGTCGTGGACATAGATATTGGTCCATTTGTAGGTAGACCACTTGCCAACCCATAATACTCGGACAAACTAATCGGCGCGACTCCGCCAAACTCAGTTTGTATCTCGGTCATAGTTAATGCACTTCCGCTGGGTTTAATTGACACGGTTTGTATTCTTTCTAGTTAGTGTGAGATTTCTATATTGATATATTTATACTATACAGCAATCTTCCAAAACCTTCTTGCGAATTACTTTATGAAGGCCTGGGTTAACAACAAGCGCTTTGGGAACAATTTCGTGACGGATGAAGTTGCGCATATATTTTGTATCTTGATTTGAAGAGTCCTCGATCCAAGGGACATTATTATTTCGGCACCAGTTTGTAAATTCGGATTTTTGGTTTAGTCTAAATGGGCGAATAACATTCCTATGTGAATATGGAATAATTCTACCGTTACCATTTAATGAATTAAAAATCCAAGTTTCGACACAATCATCTAAATGGTGACAAGTAATAATTGGATGTGGGTAATATGAATGAAACCACTCATATCGCTGAGTTCTCCAATATTCTTCCCATGAATCTGATTTGGCTTTTGAATTTGTCAAACCGCCAATATCTAGACTCATACGACCAAATTCAATACTTTGTAAATACTTATCTTTCAAAAACTCAAGAGCTTCACGAGAAGTCTCAGTTCCATGGTCAAAAAACATAAGGTTGACTTTATGATTCTTCATCAAGAAGTCAACAACTGCCATAGAGTCTACGCCACCAGAACAGGCAACGTAGACTTCACGATCAAGTTTACCTTGAATTTGGATCATTCAACTTCAAACCCATCTTCTTCTGCTTGTTCAAGTAGAGTACGAATATAGTCAAGATACTCTTCGATAGTCATATCCATGTAAGTTCTCCATTCCTTATATTTTCATATTATACCGATTCGGGCGTTATGTCAACACTTTTATGTTTCTATAACTCGTTTTCTCAAGTCACTAGAACTAAACCGATGATCTCTAGTATTGAAGTATAAGCGAATACCACGTTGTTTACAGATTTCACGAGCTGTAAAATCTTTATTCTTGTATTCTTCGCCTAAGATACGAACAGTAATTGGAAACATCTGTGTAATATCTTCCAGATCTTTCTCTGTTTGATAGCATATAACTTCATCTACATACTTTACAGCAGATAATTGTACATATCGTTCAACCAATGTTTGAATTGGTTTATTCTTTTCTGGCCTGTCAATAGTTGGGTCAGTTTGCAAGGCAGCAATTAAATAGTCACACTGTGTTTTTGCTTCTCTCAACATCATAATATGACCAGCGTGTAGCAAATCAAAACACGATGTTACAAGTCCGATTTCTTTCATTTATTCCTCGCGTATCATCAAGAGTGAATTGTATGTATCTAACCAACTATTAACATTAATAGAGTAATCACACAGTATTGCAGCGTCATAATCGTTACCACCAGGGAAGATCTGATCGCCAAAATAATAAATTATATCTGTTTTTTCTGTACGTATTTTACTTATGGCTTGTGATTTACCAAAACCTTTTTTAAAGATATCTAAACCTGTTTCACCACCGATATATACATCTATATGATCAAATTTATCTTTTATCTTATTGTAAAATAGTTTTCGTTCTTGGGTTTTACTGTCCCAATCAACATATTGTTCTCTCTGTTTAAATGAACAATTTCTACCCGGTATCGAGAAATTAACCATACCTTTTCTAAACTCGATATGATTGCCTGTTTTCTCTGGAAATTGTGATTCATCTAGAAGTATTTCAAGATAATTTACAATTTCTTGATCTGGTTTCCAATTACTTGAATACACTAGATAATTTTTATTCCATACTTCATTACCTGCACAATTGAATGAAAGCTGCGCAGAATTAAATATAGTTTTACCGATTTGTTCTACAGTTTTTGGCTTGTCACTTCCTGTAACAAAATATACTAAATTTGTTTCACAGAATGTTTTAAAAAACTTTGCAAAATCTTTTTCTATAACTTTACGAGATTGCGTAAGAGTACCGTCAACATCAAATACAAATTTTCTAGTCAAGATGTTCAACATATCCACAGTGATTTATATAATCATGGATTGTTTCTAGTGATTCTTCCATATGATCAAACCTATGGCTCCCACCTTCAAACCGCTTCATCGGGAATTCTTTTAGAACTAATTCTGTTCCACCAGATCCAATAACTTCATCACCCATATCCAAAAGAACCAAAGGAAGATATTTGTAAGTTTTATCTTGCCCGTAGATATACTTCGAATTGTATGTATCAACAACTTCACTAGTTAAAACATTAGTGATAGCTGTATGATAGTTTGTTGTTATAACACCTTCATACCTACGAAGCATTGAACTAGGATCATAACAAGGGTTAATAATAACCGAAGGACATCCATAATGCTTTCCCATTTGCGCCGCCCAGAAACCGCCAAGTGAGGTTCCTACGAAAATAACTTCATCCGACCGATCACTTGGTACTTGAGATGTGATGTATGAGAAAATTTCATCATATGATACATAAGTATCATATGTGATACCGATTACTTCTCCTAGAGAAGATAGTGTTTTTACTTTACTTGCTTCTGGATCAAAAGCAGAATTAAAGCCGTGAAGGTAGATATAGATCATAATATTTCTCCGTATAGAATCAGTATATACTATACTTACTTAAATGTCAACTAAAAATTTTTAAATTCGGAGTTCCCATAGAAACTTTTAGGTGCATTTCTCCGCCAAGTTCTCTTACATAGAAATACGGTTTTAATTGTGGGAATTTATCATAAGTAAATTTATCTTTGACATCCAAGTTTTGCACGCCAAACTTTTCGACATGAAGTACTTTCTCTCCAGAGATTTTTTCCAATTGTTCTGGTGTAAACAAAAATCGTTCCAGTGTTTCCCAAGGAACTGCTTTCATCATAGTTCCAAGTGCAGGGCCAGATTTTTCTCCATATGAAACACCAAGAGATGCTTTGAATATATCACCAACTACTTTTTTACCAAGATCAGACCCATCAGTAGCAATAGCAACAGACTTTCGGCCACCTTTGTCTTTGTAAAATACTGCGGCAAGTACTTTATCACCTTTAGTATAAAGTTTCCAAAATGGAATATTATCAATCATATCTTGCTTTGAGTTAAAACCATTACCTTTAACACCGCCAATTGGAGCATATGATTTTTTCAGAATTTCCCATGTTTGATCAGCC